GACTTACTCAGGGACAGCCGCAAGCAACAATCTCACGTTTGATATTTCAAGCGGTTCAGGCACTCAGGTGAACGATGTGCTGGTCCTTCGGGGCGACGGCAACGTCGGCATCGGCACGTCGAGTCCGTCGAAGTTGCTCGACCTGAAGATGACCACAAACAATGGCTTCGCAATCTCATTCTCGGGAGTGGCTCACGGAATCACTAACGAGCTGCCAACAGATGCGCTATTCTACGTGCGCGACGCAAACGCCGCTGATGGCGGGGGCTTGATCTACGGCGCGTCAGACGCGGCTGGAATTTCTGGTATGACTCTGGTTGGGTTAATTGGTGTCACCGATCCAACCGACACTGTTCCTGCAATCCTTCTCAGGGGAGGGAAGTCGAACGGGAGCACGGGGGTCGCGATGCTGGCAGATGCCGAGACGGTATTGCAGGTCAACAATTTAAGTACGAATCTTATCACTGTTCTCGGTTCCGGCAACGTAGGCATCGGCACGTCGAGTCCCTACGCCTTGCTCCACCTTTCCAAGTCAGGCGAGGCTAATACGCTTCGCCTTGGTCCTAACGACCCTTATGATGCTGCTATTCACTTTAATACAAACGCGGACTGGTTTGTTGGCGTTGATTACAGCCTGAGCAATGCGTTTGTATTTTCTCCGACGAGCAGCTTTGCTTCGCCGAAAATGGTCATAGAAACCGGTGGCAACGTAGGCATCGGCACGGGGGCCCCTATTTCACCGGGAATTACGATACGAACAGATGACGTAGATGCCACGGACAGTGCAACGGCTAATCAGTATTCGCTGTTGCTTCATGGTAATGGAGTGTCTGATGGGGAGGAAATAGGTTTAGGATTTAGTGCTTGGTCTACAGGTGGAGATTTGGATAATTCCTATACGCCGGGTGCTGCGATTACGCATGAAAGAACGGGGAGCAATAGTCAAGGAAAGCTTCACTTTAAAACTAAAGGCGCAACATCAGCAGCAAGTCCAGCAGTAACCAGAATGACCATCGATGAAAGCGGCAACGTCGGCATCGGGGTGAGCCCCGCAGAGCTATTCGAGGTTTCTCGCGAGGGCACTGCCAACAACGCGGTCGTCCAGATCACAGGCGGCGAGGCCAAGGGCGCATACCTCAAGCTCTTCGCCGACGAGGGCGACGACAACGCGGACAAGTGGCAGGTCGTCGCGGACGAAAACAACGACTTCTCCATCCAGAATCTTTCGACCGGGGCGTGGGTTCAGAATGTCATCGTCAACGCCAGCGGCCACGTAGGCATCGGGATATCGCCGATTAGTAGTATCCTGCACACGTCTGGCAATACGTCAGTACAGCACACTCATGTATCGACTGCGACGAATACGGTTCTCAACGCATTGACCATTGGAAAGCAAACGTCTGGCACGGCAGCTAATGGGCTCGGTGTTGGTTTGGCTTTCAACATTGAGGATACAGGAGGCGCGGACCGTGCCGCTGCCAGTATCGACGCCGTGTGGACTAATGCCACATCGAGATTGGCTGATTTAGTTTTTAATGTGCGGGCCTCCGCGGGGATAAGCGAGGTTATGCGCTTAAACTCCAGCGGCAACGTCGGCATCGGCACGGATGACCCCGATCACAACTTGCACGTCAAGGAGGGGGCGTCGTCGTCTGAGCTGCTCCACTTAGAAGCAACAACCGTAAACAGCAACCCCCACATCAAGATTACAAACGACGCGGTTTCGTGGCTCTTGCAGACCGTGGGGGCTCGCAGTGATAATTTTGAGATCTTCGACGGGTCAACGACAAGGTTGGCAATTGACACCTCCGGCAACGTCGGCATTGGCACGGCGAGCCCTGAGTATCCTCTTGATATGAGTGGCGGAACCGTTGGTAGTAATACCACGGGAACTCAGGTTTTTCAGGGAGGTAATAGCGCATCAAATGACTATTCCCAAACAAATCTGCTTGAACTTTCCGCCAGCAGTATCAATCCGAATCAGCTGACGCATGGCGGGGGTGCAAGGGTGGCCGGTATTCATCTGGGGCATGGTAATCAGCCTGGAAATTCATCTTCAGGATTTATAGAATTCCTGACTTCGCCGCAGAATCACGATACCGCGATGGCAGTGCGTATGATGATAGACAGGAGCGGCAACGTCGGCATCGGGACGACGAGCCCCGGAGAACTCTTAGAAATAGAAGATGCTGGCAATGTTACGTATTTCCAGATTAGCAACGCGAAGGCGGACGGCGATCCAGTCCTTGCTTTCGCCTTGTCTGGAACGAAAACCTTCACGATGGGGGTTGACGACGGCGACTCCGACAAGTTTAAGATCGGGACGACGGCAATTGGAACAAACACAAGACTCACAATCGACTCCTCCGGCGACGTAGGCATCGGCACGTCGAGTCCAGGTGCTCCACTTGAAATCAAATCCGCAGTAACCAGCAATACTCTGAGGTTACAAAATCCCAGTGACACAAACGCTTGGCTGATAGGCAATTACAGCTCTAGTGGCGGCACGGCAGGAGGAGGGGCGCTCATCGGCGAACGCTTCGCTGACTCTGGAGACGGACTAGAAATCAGGGCTGTTGTTCCCGCTGGTGCTGCTACCGCAGCCGGCCTCGTGATTGACGCAAGAGAAACAGACGACACTGACATCGCGACGGACATTCTCACCATACGCAACAATGGCACAGACAAAGTTACAATCGACAATTCAGGCAACGTCGGCATCGGCACGGATGCGCCAGTAGAGGAGCTTCACATTCACAAAGCCGCGTCCACAAATTGCACTCTCCGAATCACCAACGCGGCGACAGCGGCAACGGTAAATGACGGCCTTGCTCTTACAGTGGACGGTACTGGCGAACCTAATCTGGTAAATTTAGAAAACACAGATTTCTCGATCCAAACAAGCCACAGCACCGGCACAAATTGGGGCCAGCTAATTCTAGCAACGGATAACTCAGTTCACTTTCGCTCTGATGTTAACCATGGCCACACCACCATAACAGACAACGATACGTATTTTCGAATCAAGGAACACACCTCGGATGGCGGGGCTGAGTTGCTGGGAGTCTCAAAGCAATACGCCGCAACGACGCTGCGCGGGCTTGCTGAAGCGCCGAATACTACAGACACAACTGGCGGCATTGGGGTGGTTAATGTTAACGGAATCAAAACCGATGGAGGCACAAGCTGGGGCGATTGCGCTGACGGAGAAAATATTTTTAGTGTTTCCAATGGCGGCGCAATCCCAACCACCAGAGTTATCATAAAAGGCGACGGCACTGTTCATGCTAGCGACACTAGTTGGGCCACGGCGCTTGACGATATTCCCGATGCTATCGCTGGCCGTGCATATACAACCGAGATGGCTTTGCGGCAAGGCCGGGGTATTCTTGGGGGAATGCAAATAACAAATCCCGCTCTGGTGCAGCGCATGGAAGACGCCGGGATTGTCACTCATGCAGAGCTGCCGGGAGAGGGAAGAACCCCCGGGCATCGGTTCTTGAATGTCCAGAAGTCAATAAAGTTCAGTTGGGATATGGGGTTTCAGAATTTCCAGTGGATGGCCGAACTTGCCAAGGTCTTAACCGATAAACAACGCAGCAAATTACCATCGCAGATGCGCGACGCTTTCACGATGTTAGAGGAGCGGTTTTAACTCATTAAACAACGGAGATGAAGAAAGAATGAGCGAACTACGGAAGGATTCAAGCGGCGGCAGCGTGGCCGCACAGGCCGACATGGACGTGTGGCAGGGCGAACTATCAGCCCTGGAGGTAAAGGCCTACATCACCGCCGAGGCGGCAGACATCGACGCTCTGGTGACCTCGGGCGACATCGAGATCGAAGCGGAATCAGGCACCTCGGTGAAAATCACATTCGACGAGGATGCGACGGGCGACAAGGCCAGCACCTTGAAGATGTTGGCCTCCCATCTTTCTCGCCGTGGTTCGCGCGTGGCTGCCCCGGCACCGGAAGATCCAGAAGACCCGCCGCTGCCAGCACCGGCTGAGTGGACTGCAACCGTTGGCGACGCGAAGAGCTGGGTCTCGCGGTGTCAGAGCTATTTCGGCCTGTGGGAATAAGAAAGAACAGAACAAAACCACAAAGGAACCCTCCACATCCTCACAAAAGGAAAGAGAAATGACCGAGAAAAAGGAGCACTTAATCGACTTCGAGGCTTCGGTTCTGGACATGGACGACGCGCCGATCCTCGTTGATGACAGCACGACCCCCATGAAAATCGGTGAGGCGTGTGTCAATTCGTTGATGGCGAGCATCCCCGAAGATAAGAGCGACGGCGTCGAAAAACTCAAAAGGTATAATCTCGCTCGGAAAATCAAAGGGTCGGCCGACGAAGAGGCTTATCCCGCCGTTTCCTTAAACTCTAAACAGAAAACCCTCATCCTGTCCCAGGCCGAGCAGATCTGGTCGGCCTTGATTTACAGCCGCATTCACGAAGCGTTGGAAGGATCGACGAAAGACGACGAAGAGTAAACCAAGGAGGTCTTAAAATGCAACTCGTAAAATTCGCTCAGGAGCGCATCGCTAGCGTGGTTTCAAAAAAGGTTGCCGCCGCTGGAGTTGGGGTGGTGGTGGTCGAGACTTGGCCGCAAGCCGCGGTGATTATCGCCTATATGCTCGCCCAGGCGTGGGTGGACGCACTGAATCGCACAGAGCTCTAATTCGCTCAATTCCCCGGCCGATCCACTGCACCACCGGCACGGCCATTGAATTGCCCAGTGCCCGGTAGCGGGGCCCATCACTGGCGGGCTTGCCGCGGTGGTGAACCTGCGTATAGTCGTCCGGGAATCCTTGCAGTCGTTCACATTCTCTGGGGGTGAGGCGCCTTACGGCCATGTTCTGCTCAACCCCAGGGGTTTTGGATTGCCGTAGGGTCGGGGAGACCTCTTTCTCATAACCCATTCCTTCTGCCTTGCTTCCCTGGTCTGGAAGAAATCCAGCCGCGGCAGCAACGGCGGAAGCCTTTAAGGGGGGCATGGGGCCCCCTTCTCTTATTCCATTCATTTCCTGCGTCCCTACACTGGAATAAAAACCGAACAGAGCCCCTTCACCGCCCCCATTGTTTGCACCCTGTGATGGTATGGGCCCGCCACTGCCCTCAGGGCCTTGTTCAAGCGGGCCGGTAAGTCCTTCCCCCGTTTCGCGGCTCGGCGCAGGATGCCCTTGCAGGCTTTCTCGGATAGAAAGTATTTCTGCGGCAGCGGCCCAGTTGTTTCCAAGGCTTCCGACAACGAACACGCGGCGCCGCCTTTGGGCCACTCCGAAGTACTGAGCGTCCAAGACTCTATAGGCCCACCCATACCCGCATTCGACCAAACTCCCGAGTATGGAACCAAAGTCCCTTCCGTCGTTGCTTGACAGTACTCCGGGGACGTTTTCCCAGACGACGAAGGTTGGACAAAGTTCATCCACCAGTTGCATAAACCGGAGCGCCAAGTTGCCGCGGACATCGCCAAGGCCGCCTCGGAGTCCGGCGATTGAGAAGCTCTGGCAGGGGGTGCCTCCAATAAGGACGTCAATAGGTCCAGCTGCTCGGGCGCGTTCAATAAAACTCTCCTCTGTGATGTCCCCAAGGTTGGGGACGGTTGGATAATGCTGGGCCAGCAAGGAACACGGAAAGGGTTCAATTTCAGCGAACCACGACCCTTCCCAGCCCAAGGGCTTCCATGCAGCCGAGGCGGCTTCAATGCCTGAACACACAGATCCAAATTTCATCTTCAATCCTCCTCGCTGACCCCCAGGGCGCGGCGAACGTAGGCAATATGGGGCGCTGGCCCGAGGGCCTCCTGTAGCACTTTAAGAGCGTCTCGGGAGGACCAGACACATAGCTCCCCGTCTTTGAGCCCGCGGCGCATACCAGGGGCAAGGCACCCTTCGATCTGGTGGAAGTAGTTTGCCGGGTGTATTAAGCAGCCCCATCTGGCCCCCAGCTTGGGAACATCCCCACGAATGGGGCTAACTGTCCCGCCAACGAAGGCCCAGACGGTGCCCCAGTTGGGGGATTCCCACTCAACGAGCGTATAAATCCCCTCGGGGAAACAGCTGCTGTTTGCCTTGTTTAAACGCCACGCCCGCTCAAGCCCAAACAGTTTAAAATCGGCATCCGGTGACCAGAGTTTTGAGATAGTCGCCGAGGCGCTCTCGTCGATGCGATCAATATAAAGCCGCTTCATTCGTCGTCCTCCAGTCTGTAAATCGTATACGTGACCGTAAGCTCTTCCCCTGCCAGAATCTGGCGGGTGGTTTCAATCGCCATCGTGTCAGATATGGCGCCTTCAGGGAGCGTTCCGAATATCTCCTGGGTCCAAGTTGCCCCCGGCTGAACGGAGATTTTGCGGCAGTTAGGCGCGTCTGAGTGGTTAATCATGCCCCCGATAGGGGTTCTGATATAGTCCTGGTGATACCGTCCGTTTGTTCGGTCGCAGACGTGGCTAATACCTAAAATCTCCGCGGCAGGAAGGTCGACAAGGGTGAAGACCCCCAGGCCATGAATGGAGGACTCGCGAATCGTCAACCCTGCATGAAGTGGAGCATAAGTGGTCATTTTGCAGGGTCCTCACCTGCGGCATAGGCTGTTTCGACCTGGTATTTGGCGCGGGCTTCTGCTTCGCCGCGATCATATCCACCGTCAAACTCTAAAATTGCCGCCCGCTCTTCATATCGTTCGCGCCATACAGCCGGCCAGCTGGTGATGTTTGGTGATAACCGATGTGACTTCATTGAAATCTTCATACCCCGCACATTCCTTCGCATTCCTGCCCGAAATCCATTTCAATCTGGTCTGGGTCGTGGGTGTTATCAACTGCTTCAGCTAATGGAACAATGCTTCTGTGTAAATAGGCATCCCCAGCAACGCCGGGGATTTTACCCCCCGCTCGGAGCTGGGTGTCGAATGCGACGGCTTCCTCAAATTCATCAGGATAATCCCGCCGCATTTTTGCCCACGTTCCATTGCTGTGATAGGGGCATCCAATGCAGGCAGACTTCCGTGGTTCTGGATACCCCTTCTTTTTCATCCAACTGAGGCAGTCAGCACGGCGCATTTCAAGGTCAATCAATGGATAATAGTTGTCGATCCAGTGGACGCGTGAATCACGCATGCGGTGGGCTTCATCAATGGAAATCCCAAACCATTCCTGCACTCTTTTTTTGACACGCATTCGCGGCTTATATCCAAGCAATAGCCGAATCTTTTTTGTGATGGGTTCGATTTTGTATTCTTTGGTGCATTGCCGCCACAGCATTCCCCCAAGGTCGGTTTCATCCCCGTTGCTGTTCTTTACATAAAAAGGGGGCTGTGCAAACTTGCCCTCGGGTTTGTGACCAGGCGGGCCCAAGGCGTTTAAAATATCGGTTTTAATATTTCCTGCTGTTACGATATGGATAGGAATAGCCGTTTCATCTTTCAGCCATGCCAGCTGGTCATAAACAGCCTGGGGTTCCCATCCGGTGTCCGCAAAAATAGCACAGTCAGGGCGGGGTTTGATTTCCCCCGCTTCAGCTAATAGGAGCACGGCCATGGATTGCACCCCAGCACCTAAGCTGACGACATTAAGGTCATATTTCGTCGTCATAGAAAGCTCCCTTTCCGTCTGAATTTCAGCCCATACCGCGCCGCGGCTTTTTCAACGGTGGATGTAGTGGACCCGATAGCCTCGGCGGCATATTTGGCTGAGTGATAAACCCTTGTTAGCAGCACGAGGCGTTCGCGAGTTAACCGCTTTTCGTGGATGTGTTTCGCTTTAAAGCTCATTTTGAGCCTCTTCTTTTTCTTTTCGCCTTGCCGCGAAACGGCGGGCTTCTTCGATGGCGATCCACATTCGACGGTTGCCCCCAGCTGATTTAATGGTTCGGGTATGCCCCTCAGGGCGCTGTTCTCGTTTAAGTTGCCCTGCGGCGCAATCACAGACAGCCGAGAATCTCACTAACCCCGTCTGCATGTCGTCAGGCAAGGCCAAGTAGTCTTTTTCCAGATACAGGCGATATTTCGCAGCTGGGTGAGAGCGATCAGCAGGGATGTAATAATTCGCCAGACCTGAATCACGGCAGCTGCCACAGCTGGACGGGGACAGGTGCAAGTGCTTAACGCCCTTTTCGGCCTTGCCGAGGACTTCCTCTGGAAAATCGACGGTCTTTGTTGGCGTGGATTCAAAAGTGGCCTTAAGATCGGCGGCTTTGGTTGCGAGCTCCTGCTTGTGAATCAGCAGCTGTTCAGCTGAGTATTTGTTGGCATGTACCCGAAGCTGTGCGGGCTTGGGGAACCAAGCCCCCGCGACTGTAGTGCCCTCAACGGTCGTGTCGTTGATGTGGCGGCCAATGGCCCCACTCAGCACCTCATCGGGCAGGTCGTCCAGCTGGTGGTAGAGAGCGGCCAAGGCGTCTTTACTGGCCAGCCGCTGATAGGTTTCCCGCAGCAGGCTGGCAGCTTCAGCCCATGTTTTCCGTGAAGCCAATTTGCCCTTCCTCCTCCTTTTGAATTTAAAAAGACCCCCCACTTAGGGCCCGAGGTAGCCTCCCCTCCTTCGTGAAAGAGGCTCGACCCCAAGCGGGGGTTAAAACTAAAATATAACTCACTTTTCCTTAAGAAGGGCTTTCCCACCAGAAGAATCTTGATCACCCTCGTAAGATTGAACCAGTTCACGGGCTTCCTTATTGGATGGCATAAACCATTCTTCTACCTCATGGGCCTTTAACAGCCCCCACTCGTGTCGGTTCCACAGAATCCATACCCCAGGGCTCTTTTTAAATCGGGCGGCGAAAAAATACTCCAGGGAATCAGAATCCCGCCGGCGAAACCGTGGCATTGCAGTCCAGCTTTTGGACCCTGGAAGGAACATCTTTCGTTCAGCCATTTTCTTTATCTTCTCCTTTTTTGGGAGGGCTGGACCAATCAAGGTGGGGCAGGCATTCGGGACAGCCGCTGTCGTCAAATTCAGGGTCGTCCCCACCGCAATACGGGCATTCTTCTTCTTCATAGGAGGCTTCTAAAGGTTTTGTAGGTTTTGCAGGGTCGTCCCCTGTGAACTCTGGTTCGTTCTTGAATAATTCCATTAGTGCCCTGTGGGCCCCCACCGGGGGAGTCAAGGCAGGCCGCGGCTGTAGCCGTTGCATCACCCCCCACACCGAAGAGTAGGCAGCATGATGGTCGTCCAGCCCATTTTGATGAACTGAATCTTTGAAATTGGAGTAATCTATATCAGCAACAAGCTGATCGATGGCAGCAGTGACCCATTCACGATTAGCACGAAGCCGCCACGCATAGTCAGCATTGAGGTCATGCTCAATAAATTCTGAATCAGCTGCGGCGAATTCCTCCCTGGCCTGCTTTACGCCCTTGTAAATGCTGTCCTGGATTGAATAGCCGTGATCCCCTGCACCAAGCAGGTCACCCATAACGTACAGAAACTCCTCAATATCATACCGGCGGCGGGCCCTGACGGTCAGAGTCCCATCTTCAGCATCCCACTTCTTTTCAACGATCGAATAGAAACCCCTGTTGGTCATTATCCACATGTCGTCCCTCCTTCTTCAGAATGCTGGGGGCTTTATTGCCCTCTCAGCTGCCCTGCAATATAGGCAATGCCCCACATTAGTCAAGATATTTGTGAAGGGGGCCCTTAAAAAAACCTCCCCTGCGCACGCGCGCGCACGCGCGTAATAGGTATATAAATAAATATATTTATACCTATTAATTTTTAACTTTGAGAAAGAGAGAGGGGACCAAATGCCTCAGCCTGCTTTAGTGCCAGCTGTAACCCTTGCACAATCTCACGCTGGAGTATGGTCGCGCCCTTTGGAACATCAGCACGTCCTTTGCGGCCGTTTTCTTGGAAGACCTTCCGGTAAGCCGCCTCGCCGTCAGCATGGGCGATCAGTTTTTCCTTAAGCTCGCCTGCCTCCCGGCAAAATTGCCCATAGGGATGCTCCTGGGTCGGGCTTGTTACGGCCGGTTCTTCACCCGCCGGTGGGCTTTCGGCCATAACACGGTCAATCATGGCCGCAGGGCTGTCCTCAGGGCTGTCCTCTGGGATTGCCTTGGGTGCTATAGGTGCCGGTTCATGCTTTCCACCTCGTGGCCCCCCATTTTGGGGTGGGCCGTCTGCCGGGTCGCTGATTTCTCCGTCCCCGTAGACCGCACCCCCTGCCAGGTGTGGGCAGTAGCGGCGGAAAAATCGGGACATGCAACGACTGAATGTCATATCGTCGAAGTATTGCGACCAGACCGGCTTTTTAAGCAACCCGGCCTTTTCGGCTTCGACCCTGGTGAATGAGATATTTGGCCGTTGCTGCCATTCGTCGGTGCGTAGGTTCATTTCCCAACACTCGATGACGCAGCCGTCCTTGTCGTGCTGGACGATGTCGTAATCGTAGCGGCCGCTGCCCTTGATTTTGGAAGACATTACCCCTGACCCCAGCTCAATCTTGCCGTCAAACAGGTGCAAGCCTCTCATGGCCTCGACAGGACCGAGACCGAGGTCACGACCGGCGAGAATCTTAACGGCCGCGATGTTGGGGTTGGTTTTTCCGAAACAACCAGACGCGCTTATTACGCGGGCCAATGCCCCCAGGCTCATCCCGGCATGGAAATCTCCAGCCCCAGCAGAATCAAGGGCTGCGGTGGTAGGGTCGGTTTTTGTCATGGCGTTCCTCCTCCTGAAATGAGCGCCGGCAGAATCCGCACCAGTAGGTAAGCGGTGCCGACGATAGTGAGCCACCACGCGATGCGGTGGCCTCCAGTGTGCCTGGGTGAAGTCATGTGAGCCCCTCCGTTGCTAAAATATGGCTGATTGACTATATTCTGAAGAAGGAAGAGGGGCACCCTATACCCCTTTTTCTCTTTTCCCTCCTCCTTGGGGGGCTCGGACCTCGCAGCCCCGGGCCCCCTAAGTGTTCTTTAATATAGGCAATGACCCATACAAAAGCAAGGAAAAGGTTGACTGCTATGAATCAAGAAACACCAATAAAGCTCAATATTCACCAGCTTTTAAAGAGGGAGGGTGATGTGTTGGGCCATCGGTTTACGCTCCAGCACCTATCAGCAAAAACGGGCATCGATTACGCCAGCCTCATTGATCATGCCCACGGCCGAACTAAACGGGTGGATTACACGACTCTGTCACGGCTCAAGCATGCCTTCGGCTGTTCTTGGGATGAGCTGATTGGGCTCCGAGACTCGGAGCCCGTGTAGCAGCCCCCTTTTTTGGCGGGCTTCATCTTAAATGCTTATATTGATTTTATAACCGCACCGCCTGCCGGGGGCAGGTTGATGAATGCCGGGGGTATTCAAAAGTGCCGAAGATCGCAGGGTTAAGCGCCAAACAAAAGCTCTTTGTTGAGGAGTATCTGATCGACCTTAATGCCACAGAAGCGGCGTTAAGGGCTGGTTACTCTGAAAAATCAGCAGGAGCTATAGGGGCCGAAAACCTTAAAAAACCTCTAATAGCTGCGGCGATAGATGAGGCAATAGCGCGACGCGTCGAGCAGGTGGAGATTACGCAAGACGCTGTGGTTCAGGAGCTTGCGCTTATTGCCTTCAGTAATGTCTCCAACATCGCCAGCTGGGGCCCCAAGGGCGTCGTTGTTCGTGAGAGCGAAAACCTCGCGCCATCGGTTTTGTCAGCCGTGGCCCAGCTCTCTGAAACGTCAACCGGCGTCACCCTGCGTATGCACGACAAGCTGGCCGCGCTCACGAGTCTGGGCCGCCACCTCGGCATGTTCCGCGAGAAGGTGGACCTCGAAATTCGTGACGGGGCTGAGATTGTGAATCGGCTTTTTGCTCGCCTCGACGACTACGCCGGCCGAATCGAGAGCGGTTAGTCCCGCCCTGTTGCTGGCGGGATTGCCAGCAGACGAGCGACAAGCCCTGCTTGCGGAGCTGTCACAGGGTGACCTGGAAACGCTCGCCTACGAATGGGCATTCTGGGCCCGCCCCGAACAGCTGCCGCCCCCGGGGGACTCGTGGGACTTCTGGCTAATAAAAACGGGGCGCGGGTGGGGCAAGACGCGCACCGGCTCACAGCAAGTGATCGCGTGGGCAAAACAGCACCCGCTGCTGTCGATAGTCGGCGAAACCGCCGCCGATGTCCGCGATGTGATGGTCAAGGGCGAATCGGGCATTCTCGCCTGTTCCCCGCCCTGGTTTCAGCCGATATACTACCCCTCCAAAACTCAGCTTGTCTGGCCGAACGGGAGCTGCGCGAATCTGTTCTCTGGCGACGAGCCCGACCAGTTGCGAGGCCCCCAGAGCTGTGCGGCATGGGTCGACGAACTCGCGAAGATGCGCTACCACGAGGAAATGTGGGCCAACTTGCTCGCAGGGAATCGCCTCGGCCAACATCCCCAAGTTCTGCTGACAACGACCCCGCGGCCCTTAAAGCTGCTTCGGGCCCTGGTCCAAGACCCCGCGACTCACGTCACCTCGGGGTCGAGCTATGAAAACCTCAACAACCTCTCCCCGACGTGGCGTCGCACGTTTCTGGCGCGGTTTGAAGGCACGCGGCTCGGCCGGCAGGAAATCGAGGGGGATATACTCGACGATGTTACAGGGGCGCTGTGGACTGGCACCCAGCTGGAAACGCTCAGGATACAACTGGAGGCAGGTGAATCCACGGCCGACGTTGTTAAGCGGCTGGGGCTCACCAGAATCGTCGTTGGGGTCGACCCCCAGGCCACCAAAGCGGCCGACGATGACGAGGGGCACGAAACCGGCATTGTCGTGGCCGGCATCGACAACAACGACAAGTCCGCAGCCCATTTTTTTGTGCTGGAGGACGTCACAGGAAATTACTCGCCGGCAGAGTGGGGGGCTCAAGCCTGCTCGGCCTTTCATAAATGGCGGGCTGATCGCATCATCGGAGAAGCCAACCAGGGCGGTGATATGGTCGAGCACGTCGTCCGTAGCGTCGACGCCAACGTCAGTTTTCGCTCAGTCCATGCGTCCAAGGGTAAAATCACCCGGGCTGAACCCATCGCTGCCATTTACGAACAGGGCCGGGCGCACCATGTTGGGCAGTTCCCCCGGCTGGAGGATGAAATGACGACATACACCGGGCTCCTCCCCGGTGAAGACTCACCGAACCGCATGGATGCCGCTGTGTGGGCCGGCACTGAGCTAATGATTGAGGGCGGCACCATCAAGGAACAAAAAATCACAGGAGTTTAAGATGCCGAAGGTAGACACACCGCATAGTCAACACGCCGCGATGGCCGAACGCTGGCAACGCTGCCGCGATGCAGCAATCGGCCTCGATGCTGTGCGAGAGCAGAAAGGGACATACCTGCCGATGTTGAGCGGGCAGGATGACACTGAATACAAAGCCTATCTCAAGCGGGCGGACTTTTACGGCGCCCTGCCTCGGTCCATACAGGGCCACCGGGGGTCTGTCTTCAGAAAGCCGCCCAAGATCGAGGTTCCCGCCGCTATTGAAGATTGGCTTGAAGATGTGACGCTGACCGGCATCGGGCTTGAGGGCCTCCTTGCTGACGCCTTTGACGAACTGCTGGAGGTGGGCCGTTATGGGCTGTTCGTCGACATGGGCGTAAAGAAAGACGGGCAGGAGCAGCGGCCCTACCTCGTGCTTACGGCCGCGGAAAATGTGGTTTCGTGGCGCACCACTTCACAGGGTGGGGCCCAGGTTCTCGACCGCGTCGTTCTGCGCGAAGTGGTCGAAGAGGATGACCTAGAGGACGAATTCATTCTGAACGAGGTTGAGCAATACCGCGTTCTTGCGATTGCCGAAGGCGTCTTTACCCATACCCTGTATCGGCGGGCCGCTGATGACAAGGACGGAGATTGGGAAATCCATGACGTGATCACGCCCGATACTCGGGGCAAGCCGTTCGACTCAATCCCGTTCTGGTTTGGAAACAGCGGGGATATGACTCCTGATGTCGACAAGCCGCCGCTCATGGAGGTGGCCGACTTATGCCTCTCGATGTGGCGCAATAGCGCCGACCTTGAAAACGGCTTTCACTATGTCGGCATCCCGACCCCGTGGGTGGCTGGGTTCCCTGTCGGGACGAGCCTGCGCATTGGCTCTAACACGGCCTGGGTGAGCGATAAGACCGACGCGAAGGCTGATATGCTCGAATTCTCTGGGCAGGGCCTCAAGGGGCTCTCAGAGCACATAGACGGCAAAAAAAGCGACTGTGCGGTGTTCGGCTCCCGCCTCCTTGAGGAGCAGAAAAAGACCGCCGAAACCGCCGAGACTGTGCGCCTTCGCCATGCGGGTGAGACCGCTTCCCTCATGTCGATGGCCGCAGTGGTGGACGCTACATTCACCGCGGCCCTTGAATTCGCGACAATGTGGGCCGGTCAGTCGGGGGATGTCTTGGTTGAGCTCAACCGCGACCTTCTGGCCGTCAAGGCAACGCCGCAAGAGCTACAGGCCCTCACAGCTGCCGTCCAGGCTGGTTTAATGAGTTTCGAGACCTACTATTACAACCTGGAACAGCTTGAACTCACGCGGCCTGCCGTGGACGCTGAGGAGGAAAGCGGCGAGATAGACAACGACGGCAACAAGGCCGTCGTTAACCATTTCGCTCAGGGTCGCCCTGCGGACGAAGCGGAGGAACAGAAGGCCGAGGGCCTCGCCGAACAGGTGGTAGCTGCGTAAATCCAGCCGGCCCCCCTAACGCCTTTGTAACATGGAAGAGCAAATAGCCGATAAAATCACCTCCCCGCTGGCCGAGGAGGTGATGGTGATTCTCGGCGAATTTTGGTGGCTGGTCTGCCTTTTTGTCGGGATAATCGTTTTTAAGGAGACGATCAAGTCGTTCGTCACCTCGATTATGGTACTGCGCAGCGGCACCTACGTCGTCGATGAAATTGTAATATTAGAGGGCAGCCCCGCAAGGATTGTCAGAATCGGCGTCTGGAAAACGACCTTCTACGTCTACCGCCGCCTTAACGGGGGGCGGCTGTTTCATTCGACCCGCGATGTGATGAACGAAGCACTGCCTTCGCTGCACATAGAAATCCCACAACAGAGGATGGATCAACTCATTCCCGATGAATTACTGGTCCCAAGGGACCCGTCAGAGAATTAATAAATGCCGCTCACTATACCCACAATGATCGCGGAAATGCACCAGCTTCGAGACACCCTCGAAAAGGAGGTCGTGGGGGCTGCTGCCGTGGAGCTACAGGGCATTTTCGGCGCTGCAGAGGTCGAGCTGGCGAAGCAGGAGAAGCTGTTTCAGGCGCTGCTCACTGATGCTGATGGGAAGATACAAAACATCCCCGCGAACCTTGAAGCCGCGGGGGCTTATTACCGTGACACTGTAAAGCCCCAGATCGACAGCGTGCTCGTGGGCCCGGGCAAGGCGTGGTCGGAAAAGACTGTCCCGCTGATGCACAAAGCCGGGCGCCGCTTGGCCTCAGTGAACCTCGACGTCGGCGATCTGTCGCCCGAGCTGGTTAAAAGCGCCTTCGATAACATCTCCATCGCCGAAAAGGGCGTTCTAACCGTCGGGTTCAAGCAGGGTTATCAGGTGATGAACACGGTGGGCGATGACGTCGGGACGTGGTTTCGGCAGACCATGCTCGACTCGGTCGTTGAAGGAATTCCCGTGGATCACTACGACCCGAACGTCGATAGCCTGAAGTCGAGGCTAATCCAAGGGGGCCGCATAAAGCCGCTTACCATTAAGTCGATGAGCGGGAAGACCATTCACCGCTCGATCCGACAGCGGGCCCAGGCCATTGCCCGCATCGAGTCGACCCGCATAATCAACCGCACCCATGAGGCCCTGGCCGAGGAAACCCTTGGCGATGAGGCCGTTTTTAGGAACAGCAACCCCCAGGATTCCCGCTCGACAAGGATCTGTGAATCGGCCTCCACCCAGAAAGCGATGTCCCTGGAGCAGTGGGACAATTCCAAATATGGCCGCCCGCCGCGGCTCAGTCCGTTCCATCTCTGTCGCAGCGTCTTAATAGCCGGGCGCCCCGAGTGGTTCGACGATGTCCCCGAGGCCCAGCTGCAAGGGGCCGGGCTGGCAAAGACCACTCTTACAGGGGTTCCCCTTAAACCCTCTAAGGCCGCCGTTAGCCGGGCAACCACTAAGGCCGCACAGGAAGCCCTGCAACAGGCGGCAATCGCTGCTGCGAAGGATCTGGCCGCTGATACGGCCGCCAAGGCCGCCCTTGAGGCGCTGAGAAAGAAGCTCAAGCTCGGGCAGAAGATCGACAGCACTCTCAGCATGGTGTCGGAGATTGACCCCCTTAAGTTTCACAAAGCCTCAGACTTGAAGCTCCCAGGGGGTGAAAAGGCAAGCCTTGCGCCGGCGATCTGGGAAGCGAAGCAGGCGCTGAAACCCCTTGAAAAGCTGCTTGATGAAGACCTTTTACTGTATAAGGCAGTGGCAGCAGCTGATGAGTTTGGTGTCAAGGAAAAGCTGGTTACCGATGGAATCAACGGTGCAAAGTTCAAGATTGTCAGCCAAGACATTGAGCTTAAGATACCAGCAGCGGCAAAAAAGCAGGTGGAGGAATGGGGGCAAGGGGTCCATGCAGAGATAGAATTTGATCCGAAGCTGAAGCCCCTTCTTGATGAAGCTCAAGCCCTGTCCCCCGACCTAAATATAAAGGCAACCTGGGGGCAGCAATATGAGCAGAGGATTTCAGCAGCCATTGGAGAAAAGCAGACCCCCCTAATTCTCAAGTTCCAGGAAGCCGCAGATTACACCAAGGTTCAAGATGGCATTAAGTCATTGGAGGACGTGCACTCTGAAGCAAAGGCGGCTTGGAGTGAAATGCTTCACTCAAATCTCTTTAATGACCTACAGATGAAGCCTTATGAGGATCAAGTCCTTGGCTACTCCTGGCAGATCCAAGCAATCGGCAAAAAAACCGACTTTGACGCGCTCATCTTAAAAATTGAGGGTTCTGACCCTAATAATCCTGATGTTCAGGGCTTTATTAGAAAAGCCGTTAAGGCGGGGGACGAAGGCGTTCACCTTGATTCAATGGCCTTCGGATTAGACAAGGTGGGGGTCTCCGAGGCAGTTAAAGATGCGATTGATGTGGGCAAGGCAAGCTCCAATGTTGGAAAGATTGAGGAATATACCGCCCTTCTTAATTCGATCAGCGAGGGAAAGCTGACCGCGGCCGCATTGAAGAAGACGAAGAAGAAAGCCAAAGACCTCGCCCTGGGCCCAGGGGGCATACACGAAACGGTCTTTGACAAGGCTTCCTGGGGGCCGTCTGATGTTGCGAAAGCGATTAAGGCCGCCGAGGATGAGGCCGCCGCCCTGGTTTCACCCGAGGCGATGGCGTTCCACCTCGAATATGAGAAGCTGGTCACCTCGAAGAAGATCACCCCTGTTGATTCCGCCGAAATCCTTCAGAAATACAAAGACGGCAAGCTCGTCGGGAAGGCGAGCGCCAAGGCTAAACAAGCCTCAGAAACCGTCAAGGACCAGCTGGGGCCGCCCTCCCCGGCTATAGTCCAGGCACCCGCTCCGCCGCCCTCACCAACGGCTCACTTGGACGAATGGAAAAAGGTGGACCAGGCATGGGAGGGCATAGATCCAGCCGACCACTTCACCTTCAAAGAAGTTGCCAATATCGGGGGGGCCCATTCTAAGGAATTCTGGCTTGACCCAAGCGGTGACAAATGGATGTTTAAGCCGTTTCCCCACGCAACGAAAAAGGAAGCGACTTATAGGGGGATGGTGGACGAGTTTGCCTATAAGCTGCAACGACTCGTGGACCCCGTTGCAGCTGAGGCTCGCTTTGTGGAGCTGTCCGATGGCCGCCGGGGCAGCATTCAGCGGTGGATTGAGGGGTCTGATGGTAACCTGAGAAATAAGCCGATCACTGGGCTAACCCCATCCCAGCTGGAGACCATTCAGAAAGAGCATGTTCTGGATTGGCTAATCAGCAACCATGACGGGCACCCCGGTCAGCTGATCACTTTCCCAGATGGCCGCATTGTCGGCATTGACAAGGGGCAGGCATTCAAGTTCCTGGGTGACGATAAACTCGATTTTGATTATCACCCGAATAGTGCATTCGGTGAATCTGAGCCGATTTACAATACGGCCATGAAGGCGCTTCGGGATGGGGATATAGAGCTTGATTTTTATGACCCGGTGGTCACCTTAAAGGCAATCGAGCAATTCGAGGCGATCCCTGAAACTAAGTACCGGGACATGCTCGAAGGATATGCTCAAAACCGCTTTCGCACCAGGGCCCAGCGGGTGGAATTCATTGATCTGGCCGTGGCGCGGAAAAATGCGCTGCGGGCCGACTTTGAGGGGTATTACCGGCGGGCCCTGAAGGATGAGACTTTTACGTTTGGGCAGAAAGCAGCACCGGCGGTGGACGTTGAAGGGGTTCTCCCGCAAGCCTTTCGCGAAGTAGCCGAAGAAGCTGAGGAGCATGGGTGGCAGGGGAAGGCCATAGACCTTGATGGGGAAGACATTGAAGACCTCCGGGCAGTTTATTACGCCGACCATATGACTGACAGCGCCGGCGTAGGACATGACCGGGCCAACCTCGACCTTAAGGTCAGGCATTCCGGGGGTGAGAAGGTCATGGAATGGATTAACAAGCAAAACATCGAAGGGGGTCTGCCAACCCCAGTGGGGGGTGAGAGGGTGGGGACACCAATGGCCCAAGATACGTTTTTTCCGAAAATTGAGGCCGCAGTTAAAACCCTTAATATGCACGTCAAGTCGGGTGATTTTGACTTTAATGAGTCAACGCTTAATGCCATGAATGTTGAAAGGCCGAGCTTAAACCTTCTGGCAACCCATGCTGACCCCGAAGTGGCTAAAATGGCAAAGGCTTATATGAAGGTGATGGATGACGTGAATGAAGGGGTGTTGTCCAAAACAGCCCTTAAAACCTTCCCCGAGGGGGTCACGGACCCAGCACCGCATCTTTCTGGGAAGATGTATGGGCCTTATCTACGCCAGAACCCCCCACCGGGAAGCGTGCCCGCAGCAGCAGCCCCCTCGCCGACGGCTGGCTTTACCGTCCGCCGTGAGACAATCCATTTTACGGAAAGGACGCCGGGGGGCGATGGAGGCCTCACCGTTAATAACGACCGCGCTCGTGGGAGTTCCATGCACAATAACTTTTACGATACTGATACCGTCCAATATGAAATAACATTTGACGATGGGACGCGCATCAGATATAGGCCGTATGACGGAAATAACGACGGATGGAGGGCACAGCAGGGAATCATTGAGGGGACAGTCAATGGTGACATGGGGGCCGGCACAATGGATCAAATACTTGAGAAAATCAAAATAATGGGCCTGGACACGAAGGTTGCCACCCCGGATGACTTTGAGCTCATGTATTTAAAAAAGCAGGCATACTGCACCAAGGAACACATTACGCCGTCATATATTTCTATGATTGAAGACCTGAACACAAGGGGGGCAAGCCAGAGCGAGCGCATTGCTGCAATGCGTAAGCACTGGTCAAAGAAAAAGAAGATCAAGGACAAAATGAAGGCGGCAGGGGTCACTGAATTGCAAGATTTACCAGACTACAACCCCACTGGTGAATTTCAATCGTCTTTCTTTGGAAAGAGGTCCACCCCGGGCCCTGACTACACCAAAAGCGCAGGCTACAGGTCCTTTTATCGATTCGACCTTGACGATGCTGACACTGACCGATTTACCTTGCAGCATAGCTTATATACTGGTGGTGACATGGCGGCATCCATCAGTAAGTATTTACAGAACAACGGTGTCATGGCCTCGACGAATGAAAAAATGAGGATCGGCATTCCAGTTAGTGGAATGTCTCCTGGGGGTGATATGCAAAAAGGAGGTGCTGTTTACTTTTATACCCGCCTGCGGCATAAGACTGGGATGCGAAAGGGGCAGCTCTACTTTAAGGGCAAAAACCTTCGGCGAATGGATGCTGCCATTTATAAAGGCGACGCTTGGGGTGATACACGGAATGATTTTCAGACTAAAAACCGTAAGCCAACTCCGAGTAATTGGGACACTATTGCCAGAAAAAGAGACGATGACGAAACTGATTTTAAGACGTCGATGTCCCTTATTGATGACATTGACGTAATTTTAACGAAGACAAGCACAGAGCGCCGAGAGGTGATAAAAGCATATAAAGACGCTGGGTGGGATGTTTTGCCAGATGGTCGTGCAATCGAGGAGGTCGTTAAGTGACGGACGTGGAGAAGCTGACCCGGGATGTGATTCTGCCCCTTCTTAAGCCGTTTAAGCAGGGGGTATTCCTTGACTTGGATGGCGAGCCGTATGCGCTATTGGTTGAGGTGGTGGTCGTGAGGGTCCAACCGCTGTATGACCATGATGGGAAAATCACCGGCGTCGTGCCTTATCTGCTGTGCAAGCACCTGGGATATGAGGAGGATGAGGCTTCAGTTAAAATGATTCATGGGGCTGAATGGTCAACAGATGGGGATATTCTGACAATGACCAGTTACAACGACGTTCACCAGTGGCGCCTCACCCCAGCCACTGAGAGGGAGCAGGCCAGAATCAAAGCATGGCGTAGGAAGGCAGGAGACACGTCAGGAGTGGATGCTTACCTGCTGGAAGAGTGGAAATTTATGGCCACCGGGTGGACTCCACCGGAGATGAACGAGGAAGAAGAAGAAGACGAATTGCCTGAAACGGTGGACCCATGAGGTTTATGATTGAATGGACGTATGGGCCGCAGGAGCATTATAGGCC